TTCTTAGAGAATCCTGAATCAATATCAAAAAGAGTATCTATTAATGGAAAGTCATCCCATAAAGATTGTTGGACTTCAAAGAAAGTGGCAGTAACACCATGACCTGTTGTGGTATCAACATAGGCGTTAAAATCTAATGCACTCTCTAAAGGCATGATTTATTTTTTAGCTCTAGTCTTAGGAGCTTTTACTTTTGAAGTTTCTAAACCTACGCTTCTATCTTGTTTTTCAACTTTAGGTTTAGCTACATGAATTTCAGCTTTACCATATCCACATAAAGCATGACCTTCATGTTCAGGTAATTCAATTACATCACCAGCATGTACTTTAGAACCGCCAGCCATTGTATCTGTTAAGATTTTGTATTTTTTCATATTTAAGTTGGCGGTATTGCTACCGCCATTCCATTTAAGCATCAGTTAATTAGTCGCTTGATTTACAGAAAGATACTGCATGTCTTACAGCAACATCAACAGTTTGTAGAGCAACAATTCTTACTCCACCTGAAGTTGATAATGCATAAGGGTCAACAGTAATATCTAGTCCACCATACATACCAATTAATAGGTCTGCAAAATTACCAAAGTAGAAATCACCACTTGTTACTTGATTACTTCTGATTACATTATAGCCATTCATGCTATTGTCAGGAGAAACAACAAACTGAGCAGTGCCAGTAGCCTTTTCAGTTGTTTTCAAAGTACCAAAGTCAGCAGGTCTACAGATGTAACCTAAAGAACCATTTAAAGCATTGTCATTAGCAACAGCACTTTCCATAGCTACAATTTCAGCCCATGTTGGGTTAGCAGCAGCAAAAGTTGTAGTGTTAATACCTGAAGTATTAGCAATACCTGTTGGCTGACCACTTGAACCTGAACCAGCTAAAGCACCTAAATCAATAGCAGTAGCTATAGATTGTGTTAGGTCATCTCTGATTAAGTTCTCAACATCTAATGATGATTGTTGTAGTAATAGTCTAGTAGCATCAGTGAAAGCACCAATTACTTTAGGAGACATAGTTACTGAACCTGAAGTGAATTCACTTTCAGCAGCAGCAGCTCCTTCAGTTGCTATCCAACCACCACTTGAAGCAGCAGTTTTCTTAGGTATTACAACATTCCCCTGCAATCCACGGAGCATGGTCGCTCCCGCTTGCATAACACTTGAGCTGTTTCTTAATACATCAATAAAGTCTCCACCTCTGTAATCTTCAGCGATTAGAGTTGAATCATCAGATGAATTAATATCTCTTTGATTCCAATTTCTTAGAACTTCAGCAGGTAACATGATACCTTGAGCATCTTTACCATACTGTCTTGCAGCTTCAGCAGAACATTCAAATTCAAATGCTGCTTCTTCTTGGGCTTTTCTATCAGACGGATTAGCCATAGCTCTAATAGCTTTTACTAGGCTAAATTGTCTTACTTCTTTTTTAGTCATGCCAATTTCTGAAGGAGTTTCTAAAGGAGTGTTGTTAGAAATATTTTCTAATAATACGCCTCTAAATTCTTCAACTGAAATACCATCACTAATTGCTTTATCAGCTAAATCTCTTTTATTGTGTCTAGCAGCTAAATCTATAATCTCTTTTGAGTTTCTTTTAAATTCGGCTTTTGCTTCATCAATAGTCTGAGTTCTAACTTCGTCAAGATTAATATCTTGTTTCTTTTCATTTTCCATTAGTTTTACCTCAATGTTTTTGTGTTGTTTATCTTTAGAACGACCAACTCCAACGAGCCTTGACTGGTCAGCAGGAACAGACACACTGGATACTTCCATAGGTGTCCATTGAGCTTTATAGTAAGTCTCACCATTGTTTTCATATCGTTCCAACTTATCAATTCTGTAGCCAACTGAAATGTTCATTCGTATACCATCAGCCACATCTTCAAATACTTCACGAGCTAAAGCAGATTTACCAAATCTAACTACAGCAGTTGTCCTTTTTGCTGTCTCATCTAATTTGAATTCTTCAATTACACCAATTTGCTTAGTCATATCATGGTCAAGCAATAATGGTGCTCTTCCTGATGCTATAAACTCCATGTTTATATCACCAGCAGAATGTCCTAGCACTTCCATGCCAAAACTACGTTCTACAGGTTCTTCAGAAGAAACACCTACGCGAACTACCCTTTTTTCTTCATCAAGATAAGAATGTTTTGATAAATCAATAGTTCTATATTTCATAGGCATATCAATTACTTTTCTTTCTTCATCTTCATGAATCATAGATACTTCATCAGTCATTTCTACTTCTTCACCTTCATGTTCTACATCCTCATGCTTTGCAAATTCAACGATAACTTTATCATCAGTTTCACTCACATTAAGGATATGTCTATCTTCTTTATTCATAGATTTCTCCTCTTCATTTGTTAATAAAGGATGTTTTTCTGATTCTTGCGAATCAAAACTTGTTTGTCTTTCATCTTCTTTTTTCATTTGTTCTACCAATCTTTTTGACCAGCTATATCCAGCATCTCCACCCCATAATGCCCAAGCTATTCTTCCATTAGAAGGATAACCCTCTTCACCAGCACTAAATCCTTCAGCTTGCTTATCTACTTCATGTCTTGAAAAGAAGCTATACATTCTTTTTACAGTATCATCAGATAGGTTTTCACCAGCTACTATTTGTCTTGCTCTTACAGCTCCAACCCTAGTACCACCACGACCAAATTCTTCACGCCAGTCTAAACCTTTTTGAGCTTCAGATTTCATTCCATCATTAGGTCTAGGCATCTTCTTCCTCTTCTCCACCCTGTATCTTTGCTTCTACAGGTAGTTTCTGACCAAATGGTTGATAGGCTAGTTCAATATCATATTGTTTAGCTAGTTCTATTTCTTTTTGATGCTGTTCAAATAATTCTTCTGTATCTCTTCCATAAGAAGCAGAAATATCAGAATAAGTAAGTGTTCCATTTTGTAAACCTATTACATTAGCTTGCATTTCTTTTAGTGGGTCAATCCAAGCAAAACTTCTTGGAATGTAATTTACTGACCTAGCAAACTTATCATATTTACCCATTGGTAGATTGATATAGCCTGTTGATATAGACATTTCTAACCATGATTGAAATACAGGATTTATAAAATGCTCAACTACAAATTGTTGGTATATCTGATACATGCTTCTATCTTCTAAAGCACCCTGCCTTATAGAAGAATAATTAACTGAAGTTAAATCATTAGATAGTGAGTGATAAGAAATATTTAAACCTGATGCGATACTTCTTAAAACACTAGTTGTAAAAGATTCAAATGCTGAATTAGGATGATTAGGGTCAAATGCCTTAAAGTCCATTCCAGCAGGTAATTGTTCAAATACACCAGCTTGAGCGTTCATTGTTGGATTAAATGTATCTTCATATTCACCATCACCAACATATCCATCACCATCAGGTGAGGTAAAGAAACCCATTTTAGATGCACCAACTCTAGCACCCACAATTTCAGCTTCTAAATAACCATTAAGCATTTTCACATTAGCCATTGCTGTAGCAACCAAAGAAACACCTCTAGTTTGTTCTGCTCTAGTAGGTAGGTAAGCATGGATAATCTCATCAGCAGGAACTCTAATGTGTTGTGCTTGACTTAAATAAACTCTATCGTAAGGATGGTCTTTGTATAAATGATAAGCAACTGGTTTGTCATACTTATCTACTTCAACACCCATTTTGATTCTATTGCCAGTAGCTTTATAAACATCATTTTTATTTTCATCTAAATGGTCTGCTTCTAAAAACTGTAACTGGAAACCAAAAGGTGAATTGCTATCTTTTATTTTCCTGATTAATACTTCACCATCTCTACATAGTGATTCAACAAATATTTTTTGACAATCTAAGAATGATAATCTTCCATTAGTTGTACAGTTGCCAACTTGACCCCATTCTTTCCAAGCACGTTCAATGAGCAGGTTAGCTCCAATGTCTAAAGAACCATTATCGTTCCTAGCCTTAGAGCTAACTCTTATGCCATGCTTACCGATAACATTAGATATCATCAGGTTTAGATATCTTGAAATATAGCTATCGTTTCTTGCTAATTCTCTCGCTCTATCGCGAAGTATTCTTATGTTATCTTTTATTTCAGCATCAGCACTTGTAGATGTGGTAACAAAATCTGCAAACAACCTTCCAGTATTAGCACCAGTGTAGCTTCTTCTGTATGCTTGTCTTTTTTTCTTCTTAGGCTCATTTACGCCCAATATTCTGTTATACCATGCCATTATGTGTAGCTCTTAGGAGTTGAGCCAGTAACTCTACCAAAGTTTACTTTGATAGTATTTCCTGACCCTCGTTTATTTCTAATTCTTTGTATTTTAACTTCTTTTAGATATTCAGCCTTGTATCTATCTCTAAAAGTTAATAGTTCATCTATAGACATTCTTGATAATGACCTTCCAGCTATAGACATAGATGATTGGTCAATATTTGCCCTGTTCTCAATAACTGCTTCTATACTATCTAAAACAATTTTTGCATGACTTCTAACTGAAGCAGATGTAGTTGCATAATTATCTTGAACTTCTACAAAACCTTCTTCAAGTTTGACTCTTGCAGAATCAGAACTTCTAGTCATGTAAGAAACCCAGTTGTAATTACCTTTTGTGTAAGAAGATGTGTTAGTAGCTTCGATAATATATGTATCGCCTGACTCTGTTGCTGTTAATGTAAAATTAGAAGCTGTAGCACCATCAACTAAATTAAATTCATAAGATAGTGAATAGTCTGCTACTGGATAGTCATTTGCTAAATCTTCTCTTTTCCATGCCCAAAAGTCTCCCAACTGAAGTTCAGTAGGAACTTGGGGTGGATAATTTGTTGAATCAAATTTGTTGCTCAAGCAAAAACCTCATAAA